GTGATTGTAGACATGGAGGTCCTCTTTCAGTTAAAAAACGGTTTGGTTTGAACCGCCATGTCTAGGTGCTTGCTTAGTAGCGAATGCGTCCTTCGACGGTGGCGGCATGGATATCTTTTTCAATCTGCACCGCTTCTGCTTCGTCTATCAGACCTCTTCGCCACTCTGTGTAAAACGCGTCAATATCCTGTTGGTTATAGATACGCTTGTCCACATTGGGGTTCGTAGGAGCTGGCGACGTACGCGAGCGGGTCGGTGCTACTTGACGCTGAAGATCGGCACGGTTGTTCGACTGTTGAACTGCGGGGGCGATAGACTTCTTGTACTGATTAAAGATAGTGGCAGTACGGTTTGCGTCCAGTGCTTCGTACGCGTTTGTGAGCGCGTATTGGCGAGGCATACCGTAAACGGGGTCCACTTCCGCTAACCAATTCAAGAAACCTTGGTCCACATTCATAGCTTGCCAATCTGGTACTGCGGCTGTCAACGCGCTTTCGTAGCGGTCCTTATCAGACACTACTTGGCGCTCGGTCACATTACCTAGCTTGCCACTCAGTTCGGCGATTTGTGCGGTCAACTTAGCTTCCAGACTGCGGCTTCCCGCCATCTTCGCTTCAGTTGCTCGCTCAATCAAGTCGATCAAGTCGGAGCCAAATGCTTCTTTGTCTTGTTCAGTGATTAGAGACGGAGTCGAGGCCGGTTCAGGTTGTGCTTGAGTTGCTTTAGCTGTAGCAAGGTCTGTGGTAAGTTGGCTGATTTGGCCATTCATCTCACGAACTTGTGCGTACAGGCGAGGCACCTCTGCATCAAACTTGCCTTTCAGAGTGTGGTACTTCTGTTCCCACGTCTCTTCAGACACCGCTGGCTTCGGTTCTGGCTCTGGCGAAATATCCTGCGGTTGTGGCTCAGGAGCGGGTTGAGGGTTTTCAATTGGTTCACCAGTATCCGGGTTAACAGGCTGGGTTCCAGTTAGCTGCGCGACAAGCGCGTCAGCATCTTCAACTTGCTGTTGAACAGCACGAGGCAATGACATTTCTATCTCCTTCGCTCCGACTACGCTGGAGGGCTCCAGTTACGGTGTGCCCACTCACGCTTACGGTCAGCTACTACGGTTAATTTTTGACTCCAAGCGCCCTTGCGGGTGAGCCCTTCATCTACGGGTTTTGATTAACAAGGTGCTACCCTCATCAATCAGGTCAAGGAGTTCCTTAACCTCTAACGCCCGGCCTTGCAGCCGGAGCATTTCATCTTTATCTCTTGTGGCACACAGGCGCGTTAGCGTGTCTGCGTGTTCCAGTTGCAAGAATTCTACCAGTGGTTGGAACTCTTGCGTTTTCAATAGTGTAAGGCAACGAGCTACACGCTCGTCAACTCGCACCATTTTTATTTACACAAGCCGTCAGTCTTTGCAGACTCTTGGGCTACTTCTTTGCCGCCGCGCTTCAAGGTAGCGAAGATGCCGCCGTCGCTGCCGCCGTTGCCTTGAGAGGCTGGGCCTTTAGACATGCCGTCGGTTTTGGCTGATTCTTGTTTGTACTCAGCGCCGCGCTTTTCCATTGGGTTGATTGCTTGCATGGGATTTCTCCGTTAGGTTGATGCGATTATGTACAACATTCTACTGTTGTCAAGAGCCAACTCCGCTCATAGGAGCAAAATTGTTAGTGACCGGGGCTCCGTTTTGGAGCGTAGCACCGGGTTGTGCGTTCGGTGGCGTACCACCGGCTTGTGCTTGCCCGCCCTGCTGCTCGAGCATTGCCTGCTGTTGCTGCACAGCCTGAGCCTGTTGTGCCTGCTGAGCCATACGTGCCTTGATGATCTCAACGGGTGGCACGATGTTGTCGGGGTTGAGGTCCAGAGTCTTGGCTGCTTGGCGCAACAGTTCTGCGATGCCTTCGACACCGACGATCTGCTGGGTGATTGGGTTCGACAACGCGATCTGCAAGAACTGGTTCTGACGCATCTGAGCCTGCTCCTTGACCAACAACGAGGTCGCGCCGCGTGCAACGATGTTGACGTCGCCCTTCAAGTCTGGGTCGTCACCGTAACGCATGTTGTAAAAATACAACCGTTCGATGGCCAGACGGATAACGTTTTCGTCGATGTTCGCAATCACCTGCTTGATAGACTTGCCCGCGTTGGACATCATCATGCTCATGCCGGAGGCTGTACGGCCCGCACCACCTGCGGCGCTGTCGCCAGTCATGTACTTTGGAATGCCTGTGTACTCGTCAGCCAGTGTAGAGAATTTCTCATACACAGCCATGAGCTCAGCAGACAAGCTAGATGGTTGGAAGAACTGCATAGGCGTTTGACCACCAGCCATTGGGTCGGAAGTGACTTGCCATACCTTCCATGGGTACATCTGTGTAATGTTCTCGCCCTGAGGTAAGCGGTCAATGTTGTAGACCACCTGAGGACCAGAGGCAATAGACATGTTGTTCACCAACGCCCGAGCAGCAGCGTTACAGATATCTTGTGCATCGCGGCACAGATCAGCGACAGAGTTACCCCAATACGCTCCCGGAACTTCTTCATAGGACGCCTTGTAGTAAGGTTTGCGGCCCAGTGGGTCCGGATTGATAACGGCCTTGATGACCCATGTACCAATGACCCAAGCCTCGATGGGGTAATCCATCAGAGGGTCTGGAACTTCTTCCTCAGTCATGCCCCAATCACGCAGGAGCTGACCTTGCACGTTACCCCAGTACTGGAGCGCGTCAATCAACTGTGATGGGTTCTGCTGCACGCCCATAGTCGACTTGCCTTCAGCCGCAGCCTTGTTCATGTCAACATAAATCCAATCGCGCAGGCCGCCCTTGCCGTACTCTTCGAGCACCATGCGGATAGCGCCGTCGCTGTAGCCGTCAACGCCGATCAGGGCTTGTAAGTCAGCGCGTGCAAGTTTGTGTCGTTCAATCAGCGCACCGTCGTCAACAGTTGATGCGTCAGCAGCGGGGTACAAATTGAACGGGTCAACGCGTTCCCACTCAAGGCACAGTTCGTCTTGCACATCAAGCGTGTACTGACCGTCTTGTGATGGGACCCACTGCATCTTAGGGCGCTTGCGGACCACTGGGCCTTTGATGAACGCTGCGGGGAATGTTGTGATGTCGTCGAGGAAATCGCTGAATGCCTTGCTCCAGTTGCCCTCTTGCAGCTGGTCGGTCATCTTGACTTCCATACGATCAGCCGTACGGCCAGCCATGTCCTTCAAGTGAGACATCGCCATGTCCTTCATCTCAAGCAAACGCTCGCGCACTTGTTGATCTGTAGGGGGCTGGCCAGCTGCATATAGCTGCATCACTTCCTGCTGGGCTTGGGCCATGATGGCTTCAACTTGATTTGGGGGAAGGTCAGGAATCGCCCCCGGTTTGATGGTCCAAGGCTTCTCATCAGCAGCCGTAACCAGCGTGTCGCGCAACCAGCTCGATGCAGCACGGCATTTGTTCGATGTCAACATCATGTAGATGGTGGAACTGCCTTGCTCCCGAAGCTGAGCGAGCTTATCGGGGTCATACTCGCCGCGACGTGCGCGAACGGATTTGAGCATTTTGATTTCTGAAGTCATCTGCTTCGCCATCATGGAGCTCATCCATGTTTTGCGAATGAAGCCCGCGAGAGCCTGAACTACAGGCTGCGAGTTCTGCTTCTGAGCTTCGGCTCGCTGCTCGTCTTGCAGTGCCTTCAGAGATTTGATCGTAACCATACCACCCGTGGTAACAGTACCCGGGGCGGTCGTATTGGTAATGTTCAAGCCAAGTTGCATATGTGCGTCACTTTGTGCGTGTGGGAAGTTCTACAGCAGTGCAGCATCAGGTCCACACGTAGTTGGATTTCTGTACTACTACCGCCTTGCGGCCCCAAACATCGCCTGTGACGTTTCCATCAGCGTGCAGACACGCGTACTGATGGGCATCTGCAATGTGGGAGTGTGAGTTTTTCTCGGGCTTATCGTCCGTCTCACCATTCTGACGGATTTTATACCTATATCCACCGCGTAGTGCAGAAATTAGTTTTGTGCAGCATGGGTCGATCAAATGTCCGGGTTTACCATCAACCGACCGAGTCAGCATCGCGTCAACCGCGTTCACACGCGCCACCACGCTGTTCGTCTTAGCTGGGATGACCCGAAAGCCTTCTTGCTTCAGAATATCGAACACCGAACGCTCATCAGTCTGAGCCCGCTGCTGCCCGGCAGGGTCACCAATAATCAGCACGTTCATGCCCGGAAAACGGTTGGCCAGTAAGGGTTTGAGCTTCTCGCGGCAGAACCGCAAGGTGCCCATACCGTCAGAAGTAATGTCTGCGAAAGTGAGCAGCCTACCCTGAGCATCAACCTGATTGATCGTGCAAGCTGGGGTTAACCCGAAGTCCATACCGATGATGAGCGGGTGTGTCTGAAGCTTGATGTGGTTGAGAGTCTGGCTCGCCACATGGGTATCTTTGTCAAACGCACGGAACACAGGCTGGCCTGAGAGCGAGCGCCCGAACTTGCCGTGGACGTAGACATCAATCCAGTCCTCCGACTTGCCTTCGCATAAGTTCTCGTAGTAGCCGTCTGGCAAATACTGCACCCAGTCTGCTTCGAGGGCCAATCCGCTAGGCTGGATGGTGACGTGCATGTTGTCCGTCGGGTCGACTAGGAGCTGTTCCCAGAACGTATCTCCATCCGGTGGGTTGGTAGCGCCCCACACTTTGTGAATCTGGTTGCCCGCGTCATCGCAAGCACCCACACCGTTCATCGTCTTGTCAGGATAACGGCCAAGGCGGCCTGTAAGAGCGTTGTAAATGTCAGGGTTGATCTCACGGAATTCATCCATGACGCCAAAAGTGAGCTGCAAAGAAAGAAGACGCCGAGCGTCGTTGGCGTCGTCAAGACCGCGAAAAAGCACTTCGCACTCAACGTCGTCGAACTTGAGCAGGAACTTGGAGTTAGTTTTTTCAAGGACACCGGCTTCTCCATCTGGGTACCACTTCAAGAAGTCTGGGATGGTTGTGTCCCACAGCATCTGACGGGTGTTACGAATGACAGCGCAGCGCGAACGACGGATGCCGTCCGGCCCTGCCTTGATGCGGGCAGCCTCGTAGCCGATCTTAATCAGCGACGCGGTCGTCTTGGTCGAGCCCACTGGACCCACGATGAAGTTCGCAAACTTGTCTGACGTGAGGAATGGGACCACCGACAGGGGTGGTGTGTAGACTAGGTTAGCCATCTATGGTGATCGGAGTTGGCCCCGGGGTCTGGGGTATGTTGATGGTAATGCTGAATTTTGGCGCAGCCTGCACGTTCGAGTCCACTGCCTTTTTGTCGGGCTTCAAGCCTGCGACGTCCACGAGTGAGTTGAACACGCTCAGCTTCTGCATGATCGACGTGTCGTTGGCGATGGCCTGCTTGAACATCTGGCTCATCATCTCTTCAGCCATCAGTCCGGCTTTGAGGCGGAACGTCATGCCGTTGCGCTCAAACTCAGCGCGTTGGTTCTGAACCGCGTGTATGAATGGTGGCCACTGCTGTAAGCGCTCCCACTTCTCGCCGCTGAAACCAAAGCGAGCTGCTACATCGGTCGGATTCTCCAGCCCCGCAGCGCACTCCCACACCAGCTGGGGCGGGATGTCTAAAGTGACATGAGGTTCAGTCGCGGTCGGTGAGAGCGCGAACTCGTTGTAACTGGCAAAGTCGTCGAGGTCGTTGCTCATAGCGTCTTTGTAAATTTCCAGATGACCGGGCGCAGCCCTTGCAGACTAAGCCGTATCACATCTGTATGTTCGGGGTCCAGCGCAAGCACTTCCTCAAAAGAGTCAGTGTTCCCGCTGGGGTAAAGCACTGCACTGAGCTCAAACTTCTGCTGCGCAGCTTGTGTCACCATGCCAGCAGTTGTGTAAGTCTGATACCCAAGTACGTGGTGTATGTAAGGGTTTACCCCCTCCATGTCGTATAAAAACAACTCACCGCCGGGCGCAAGCAACCTATGGAACTCTTTCAGCGCACTAGCAGGCTCAGCATGCCCGAAGGTGTAGTTAACCATGACAGCATCAAACTGCACAGCCTCTAGCCCTGTGTTGTGCATGTCAGCGCACACTTTGCTCATATGCGCCGGACAAACTGACAACTGGTATGCACTTGTGTTCAAAAGTGTGAACTCGAGATCAGGCCGGGCCTGTTGCATGATGCTAGCCACTGCGCCAACACCACAACCTACATCTAGGACACGAGCCCCATGACGTGGATTGAGCCAGTTCAGCAAATGCAGAACATGGCCTTTCTCAGTGTCGTCGCAATGGAAAATCTGCAACACCCCTTTACCAAGTGCCTGCAATTTCGCAGTGCGTTCAGCTAGTGGGTCGTCACTCATACTTCTTCAACCCGTCGGTCAAGATGCGTCGAATCAGTTCAGACATGGTCAGCCCAGTGCGCTCCGCTTCTTTGCGTAGTGCATCCACGACCTGTTCGGGTAGGAAGAAGTTGTAGCGTTTCATTAGTCGAGCTTCAGGTCACTGAGGTCTGGGATGTCCACTGTGGGTTCAGCTTGTGGCTTTTCCACAACGGGGTTCAGTTTTGGCAGACGAGGTTTGCGCTCTTTTGCCACTTTGGCTGCGTCTTTGCCTTCGCTGCGGACGGCCATGGCTTCTAGCTGCGGACGGCCTTGGTCTTGAATCTTGCGCATCAGAGTGTTGATCTCGTCATACGTGTATGTGGCTTGGCGTGCTGCTTGGAACAGAACGAAGGCCATGTCGATCTCTGCGACGGTTAACTCTAGTTTGAGGGTAGGGGTAGTCATTTATTTTTTCTCTTTCTTTGCGTAGGCGGCTGGGCTCATCTTGCCGGACTTGATGGCCATGGCGGTTTTCTTCGATGGCTTTTCACCTTCGGATTTCTCGCCCTTCATGTACTGGCCAACTGAAATCTTGCCGGACTTCAGTGCTTTGGCTTCGCCCATCTCTTCCTTCTTGGACTCAGTGCCCTTGAAGAGTTTCTTCATCGCTGGTTTTGGAATTGCCATTTGGTGCTCCTTGTGAATGACGTGTGTATGGTACATCACGCTGCGGGGGTGTCAAGTGGATTAGGTGTGGCGAATGTGTGTATATGGTGAAAAATGACCTTTGTTGCGTGTGCGATACGTAAGATGCCACTCCCCCCGTAGTGGTCCGTGTCCCTCCCCCCACCCCACCCCCTTGTCGGGTCAAAACCCTTAATGTAAGGGGAGCAAAACGGCGTTTGTCGGTTGCAAACCTTCAATGTAGGGTGTATCGACATTCTGCAAACGCTCTTTAAAAACGTGTCGTTAGTTTGTCTATGTGCTTGATGTGCCCCCGTAAGGCTGGTGTATCCGTACAAACATGATGGGCTTATGGCATGGGGCGAATTCATTAAAAATTGATTATTGGAATCCTTGGGGCTTACATCCCAAGATGGGCGCGAAATAGACGAGGACGCCCTGACAGCATTGATTGTGTCCGTGCGCCTACGGGAGTGAGGCGCTTAGGGCTAGGCTCTGTGATTGTGGACGGCATAAGGCCGCACGTTGTAACCTAGACCACCGACAATCTTACGCAACACGCTTCAGCGGTGCAAGTCCGTGGGGTGGAGTCGAATCTAATGGAAAGACATTAGTCAGCAGCGCCGACTGTAAAACGGGCGATGAGGTTAATCACACGGATACCAAGAACAGAAAAATCCGTCTCAAGTTCCCGTATTTATGAGATACGGGGCTTCTTTGTGTGTACTTAATTCCGAGTGCCCACAATCAAGCTAATCAAATCTGGAGAATTTTCATGCAATACGAATCTAACGCACTCGCTCACCTGACCACTGACCACTCTGTGGTGTCATACCAAAATAAGAAGGGTGACGACTTTCACATCTCAACTGAGGGCGCATTGTTCAAGGGCGGCCAAGCCCTCAAAGCACTCAAGGACACCGCTATGTTGTCTGCGTACCACAAAGCCGAAGCTGGGCGCTATCGTGCCGCGTCTGATATTGTCAGTGCCGCGTTCCCATCAATGGCCAAAGCGTTCGAGAAATTTATCGGTGTCGAGCCTTGGTCATCTAAAACCACAATGGCGTTGTACTTGGACAAAATCGAAGCCATGCGTCCAACTAACGAAGCCAAGGGTTTCACCAAAAAGCAGAACGATGCCAAGTTGTTTATCAACTCACTGCGTACTGTTAAGGCACTGGCTCGCGCAACTGACAACGCCTTCGTAGTTGAGGCTTAATGTACTACTGTGTGTAAACACAGGTCGAATTTGCTGGTTTTGTCCAAAAAGCAAACCAGCAAATTCTCCAACAAATTCAAGGTTTGGCTTAACCATGCGGGTTGCCAAGGTTGTTTTTTACGATTTTACGATTTGTTACATATTTTGAGTCAGAAAGATTATAGAGAGAGGGAGTGTGTGTAGTGTTCTACGCGGCGCGTAATACACATGGCTATTCACATTCACGTAAAAGTCTCTGACCCTCTGGAAAACCCAACAAATTCACAAATTGAGTATTACTTTTGCAAAAAACCCAATGTTTATGCGGGTTCCAATGTAGTACTCAATTTGTGGCTTTCGTCCGCCTCAAAACCAAACCAG